ATTAAGGATAAGATTGAAGCCGAGGCGATGAAACTCAATTATCTGCCTCGTGGAAATGAGTTAACATTTGAATGAAGCCGCTGCGCAATATAAATTTTATCTTATCTAACAGATGTAATGCAACATGTATTTGGTGTCCTAGTTCTCGGGGCACCAAATTGCATTTTGACATGGATAAAGATTTGGTCTTTAAGATCGTTGATGAGATTTCTGATCCGGCATTTCCGTATGAGATTAAAAATATGCATATGAGTGAGAATGGTGAGGCACTATATCATAAAGATTTTATTGAAATTCTACGATACATAAAAAAGAAATTGCCAAACACCGAAGTTGATATGCTAAGTAATTTTGGACTCATGTCTAAAAAGGTTGCAGAGATCTTAGTGAAGGAAAAACTTTTCTATTCAATTCAAGTCAACGTTGATGGGCACAATCAAGATTCATACGGTGCAGTGAAAGGTATTCCACTCAAATCAGTGATGAAAAATCTAAAACATTTTTTAGAGTTGCGCGCCAAACATTATCCTGAAATGAATTTTGCGATTAATGTAATGCCTGCTTTTGAATACGCTACTACAGTGTTCACTGTATTTAATAAATATCCGGCTCAAGTAAAACCAGGAACATCAGTGCCATTTAGCTCTCACGAGCTTGTGACACAAATGCTTAAAGACGAATTGGGTGAACACATATATGATTCGCTCACGCTAGTCAGGCATAGTGAATCAGGCTTATGGGCCGAAAGATCTAAATTTAAATCCGGAGAATATAAGTCACAACCCGATTTAAAATGCCCGCTCATATCAGCGATACAAGAAGTGATGTACATAGCACCAAATGGTGATTACTATGCATGTTGCCTTGATGATAATCAGGATCTTGTGCTTGGCAATTTAAAAGAACAAACAGTATTAGAAGTTTGGCAGTCACAAAGGCGGATTAACTTTGTTAATCAGTTAAAGATGCAAAACTTTGAAAAGATAGGTTATCCATGTAGTACAGTGGGTGCTTGTCAAAGCGTCTCTATCGATAAGGTCCAATACGAAGAAATGACCAGCGTTTATTCCGATGGTGACGTAATTGTTTTTGAATAAACGTATATATAAGGGTGTACTGCGACGCATGAACGTGGTATAATAATTCAGTCAATACTACAGCAAATAAGGAAACATACATATGTCTTTTGCAAATCTAAAACGTAATAAATCTAACATCTCTAAACTCATCCAAGCAGCCGAGTCTGCAGGCGGTGGTAGCGAAAAGAAAAGCTACGGAGATGATCGTGTATGGAAACCAACAGTAGATAAGGCCGGCAACGGTTACGCTATTCTTCGTTTCCTTCCTGCCGGCGAAGGTCAAGAACTACCTTGGGCACGGTACTGGGATCACGGTTTCAAAGGCCCAACTGGCCAATGGTACATCGAACGTTCTCTTACATCTATCGGCCAAGCAGATCCTGTTGGTGAACTTAATTCTAAACTATGGAACACAGGCATCGAAGAAGATAAAGCTACTGCACGCATGCAGAAGCGGCGGCTACACTATGTGTCAAATGTTCTTGTTGTATCCGATCCTGCTAATCCTGAGCGTGAAGGTAAAATCATGCTCTATCAATATGGCAAGAAAATCCATGACAAAATCATGGATATGATGCAACCAGAGTTTGCAGACGAAACTCCTACAAATCCATTTGATATGTGGGAAGGTGCAGACTTTAAACTCAAAATCCGTAATGTCGAAGGTTATCGTAACTATGACAAATCAGAATTTGCTTCACCAAAAGCTATTTCTGATGACGATACAAAACTTGAGTCTTTGTATAACGGAATGTATAATCTTGGTGAGTTTGAAGATCCGGCTAACTACAAAACATACTCTGAGCTACAAGCTAAACTGCAGCGAGTGCTTGGTGAATCAGTAGATGCTGGCGCGCAGTCAATTGCTCAAGCAGCTCAGATGAATGAGCCTGCACCTGATCCAATGGCAAATCAGCCTATGACTGCCGAGTCGGTTGGTGAGCTTTCAAGCGACGACGATACAATGTCGTATTTTGCTAAATTGGCTCAAGACGACTAACCAGGACCAGCACCGACAAGATCAAACATGGAGTCGCTTGAAGAAGTGGCTCCATTTATTGTTTGTGACTGGACGTTGTTATTGCTTGTATTTGCGGTAACCGGCGCGACGTTTATTACTTGGCTTATATTACTAGCCAGCTGTGCTTGCAATGCCTGAACATTTGATAACTCATTGCCAGTTTCTTTCTGCAGCGCACTAATTTTATTTTCACTGGCGAGATCCCTACCTTGGATCCGATCTCTGGCCGCAATTCTTGTTGATGCATCGCCTACGCCTACATCAATTGCTGGAATAAGATTAAACGCCGGTGTAAGAAATGTTTCAGGAATATTAATTTCAGGAAGTTTAAATCTGAAATTCTCAGATATCATTAAGTATAGTTCATCACCAAGATTTGCTATGAAGTTAGCAGCCCTTTCGAAGCTTATCTTAAATCCGTTAACCAACCTTTTAACACTGTATGAGATCTGTGCTACTAAGATATCCTTCATCAGGCCAATGTTGTCACTAAGAGCCGTGACTATATCAGTCAGGCTAAATGACAGTCCGCCTAGATTAATCTCACCACTAAACTTACCCTTAAGCCACTCTTTGACATTTTTAAATGCTAGTACGGCAAGTGCGCCTATACTGTAGTCTTTCCACTTAGAAAGCTCTTCGGCTTCTTCACTAAATCCTAATTTTCCGGCTAGCCATGATGTAATGCCTAATATCGCATCCTTGACAAGGTTAGGTACGATTGTCGTCACATTGATTAGTGACGCAATGATGCCTTCGATACCCTCATCAAATACAAATAGCTTTTTGACATAATTCCATGCGCCGGTTACCATATCTCCTACTATAGTTGCGATGCTATCAGTAACCTTTGTTACACCGTCTACAGACCACTTGAATATACCGGTGAAATAATCAAATACAGGTTTTATAGCATTATCATATATCCACGCACCTATGCTGGCCACGCCATCAAGAAGTGTTGTCCATAATGCCTTTAAAGACTCAACCGGATTTGCAAACACCCCTTTAACCCATGTCACAACATCAGAGATTGCATCTCCTATAAATGTCTGTAGCTTAAATTGGTTACCTTCTTCGTCAGTCGTTTTCCAACCGAACATAGAACCAATCCACTCTATTACTTTATTGATTGGATAGAAGTATATATCTGTCAGTGTTGTTGCACCTGCAACTAATAGGTTAAGTGCACCAGTCCATAATTGCTTTAATGCTGTTACAGGATCTGTAAACAGCGTACCGAACCATTCCATGACACTAGTAATCATATCTTTTATTGGTTTAACAAAGTCAATGCCTTCCAGCCATTCGGCGCCTTCATCAAAGCCAAGCTTCTTTAGACCCCATGCAATCAGATCTTTTAAAAGGTTTAGCGGAGCACCAACGAAGTCTGCAACTGCAGTACTAATACCGGCCGTAAACTTTTCATAAAACGTTCCTTCAGTATCCATAAAGTCTGTGACACCTTTAAAGGCTGACACCAGAACACCGATAGGCCAAAGTACTTTACCAAATACTGCTAAAAGTTTTGTTGCGCCACCCTTCATAAAGGTAACTATCTTTGATCCAAAACCACTCGTAAAGAATTCACCAATCGCAGCCCCAACTTTAGTGATAGGACTAAACAGCGATCTCATCTGGATAAGGAACCGACCGATCTTCGGAGACTTGAATTTGCCATCTTCGCCCTGCAAAGCAATAAGCTTTCCATCAGCGCCGATACCAAATCCTTTGAGTATACTTGCCTTGGCATTCTTAAATGAATTAGCTATTTGCCCGCCAATAGATTTGATCTGTTTGCCATCCTCTCCCTTAGGAAGAACAGCACTCATGTTAAAGAACCTTAAAACACGTGCCCGAACATTTAAAAATTTCTGTTGAAGGGTTTTGGATAATGACTCTGGGAAAAGATTGTCAAACTTAATATTGCTAATTCGTTTTAAAACAGGAAGTTCCCACCCGCGCATGCCCGCAAATGCAGCAGCTACAGCAGCAAGGCCTGCTGTAAAGCCTGCGACAAGCTTGCCTAAATTAGCAAGCCTAGCAAACACGGCTGTAATATTAGCGCCGGCATCGTCTAATGGTTTAAAGCCGGTCATAGGTTTTTGTTCGAGCTTAGGGGTTTTAGCACCTTCTAGCTTATCTTCAAGTCTATCGCCGGAGCTATTTGCGTCTGCTTCTAACTTAAACTGCCTAACAAATGTAGCGTTGAGCGTAAGGAGAGCATCAGTCGTATTTGACTGCGCCTTATTGCCTTTTGCAATTTCGCGTTTTATTTCAGACAGTGTTGTTTTTTCAGCCATTATCTTTTACTTTGCTGTTCCTTGGCTCGTTCATTTTCTTCTTTTATATGTTCAATGAGCATTGTTAAATATACTTCCCTCTCCCATGGTATCATCTCTTCTATTTCGGTTAATGAGTAATGATGATGTTGCATCAAAGAGAAATTAGTCTTAAAGTATCCGATCAGAGATTCGTGGGAAAGGGCTATTAGAAAAAATCGTTCATACCCTCCAAGGTAATTTTATTTGCTTCGCTACACGACGTGCATGTAAACTCCACATCATGCTTTAGTTTAGGCATTTGTTCAACAAACTCACGGATCTTATCAAACTGTTCAGATGTAAGCGATTCAATGAAGTCCATGACTTCTTCTTTTGGTTCATCTTTCATACTAATGCGTTCATCACCAGTAAGAACTGAATCGATGCATTTAGAAATCATTTCAAAGGTCTGCTTAACTTGACTTGCACCTTCGCTCATATCAAGGTTGCCTAAATCAGAATATGTCGGCCATTTGAGTTGTACCGAAATTTCAGGTGTCAGCTCGATTAGCGTGACAATATTATCAGGCATATTGATTTTAATTGACTCGAGCGGAATCACAACTTCGTTTGAGTGATCGCACTCTTTGCATTTGATAGACACCTTAGATGTTTCACCCACAGACTTAGATCTAATCTGTGTGAACATATATTCAACATCAAATGTAGTAAGCTTATTGCGCTCAATGTCTTCGCTGACGCATGCGACAATTGTGTCTACAATTGCATTTAACGATTGTTTCTGGTCCTGAGACTCCATTGCGAGCATCAAGACTTTTTCTTCTTTTACAAGATACGGCCGAAAGCGGACAGCTTGCTGTGTTGACGGTACGACAATGTCGTACTTTGGTACTGCGTTTAACTTAGGTAAAGCCATTTTATACTGATCTCCAGTCCTTATAGGACAATTGTACGTTCAATTCAACGATGCCATTTGCATCACTATTTAGTTGGATAGCATTCATAGATGTAGGAAATGCTTTGTCTAATATACATGTATATATCGACTTGGACGACTTAAATAAATCTATATCAATATCAATATTTAAACCAAATAAACTAAAGTTAATATCTAAAGGCAAGTCAAGAGCAGCGCCCTTTTCAAGTTGCTCGATACGTACTTCATAGCCATATTCATCTGGGTAATTTAATTCTTTATCTGTTATGATAAGATCTTGCCACGCCTCAAAATATTCTTTAAGTGCATAGTCATTAGTCACATAAAAAGTCATTGACACGTCTTCTTGTGCATAACCATATGCCTGCTTCACCTGCTTCATGCCAATGACGCGTTCGTTAGTCAAGATCTGACGACCAGGAAGCACTACATCTTTGCACAATAGGTTTAGCTGGCGCGTAGTAACAATACCAGGAAGCGACGGCAAATACACGCGAAACATGTTTGGTACAGCAATACCCTTGCTGACTGCACCTTTAAATTCGTCTATTGAAAATGACATTAAATCATGCTCCGTGAAATTTTATAGACCGAAGCCTTATTTTGTTTTTGGAAGTCTGCAGTCGGCAGGAACGTAGCGATCTCCCACTCGGGCGGAGGCACGTATGCAAACTTACTTCTTACATGTGCAGTTAAATAATGTTTGACACATGGTTTATAATACTTGAGTTTTGAGGTAGACTGCAACAGGTTATATGATACCTGGAACTTAGTTGTCTCGTCGTACTTACTATTGCTTGTAATATCCATCAGTGCATCAAGCATACGTGCTCGAAGGATCGGCGGAAGATAATGCAAGTTCAACCCCATAAAACCGCCTTTCGCCGGACCAATGACAATGGTCAACGGGAAGCTATCATAAAACGGCAATGTATCTTTACCCTTTGGGTCGTAGAAATACATGTACATATTGCCGACGGCGCTGCGACCTTTTAATTTCACAGGCTCTTCGTTCATCAGTGCTTTTCGACTAACTTTTCCCATGGCTTGCGCTTTTTGGCGGAACCATTTGATTGATTCTTTTGACCGTGGGGTTATGCCAGCTCTAAAGGCTTCGTATTCTAGGTTTTGAAATATATTGCTCATAAACTCTATTTATGCTTTTTTCTCGGAGTTTTTTTCGGCTTAGGCAAAGGTTTTAATTTCTTGAGCGGTTTTGACATTAAACCCATTTCTTGTAGGGTTTTTTCTGTCCATATGTGAAACTCCCACTTGCGGTCAAGCGCATACTTATTTGCGGCCTCCCACTTGTTCATATTCTTAACATATGTCATACCTTCTTGCAGGTATCGCTTTGTACGCTTGTCACCCTTTGGTGGTTGCGTCTCTTTCTCAGGTTTAATCTCGATTAGCCATGTCTTACCGTTGCCATAAGTAACCTTAAGATCAACAAAGTATCGATGATATTTTTTATCGATATCATAGTAATACGGTACAACAACTTCTTCGCTGCTCCATGATTTGACGTCTTTATTTGTGTCACACCACTTGAAGCAATATTTCTCCCAGAGCGATCGATATACTACATTTAAAGAGTCGCCTTTGTACTTAGCAGGATTTTTCACTACGTATTTACCAGAGTAAGCCACTAAATTACCTATAAATAGTTAAAACAATTTACAGTATTTATCAGGAAATTCACATGGGCAAAAGTTATAGATTTCCACTCAGCGATCAAGATGACTATAAAGCTAAGATATTATTTAGAACGCTAGTATCAGATCCAACTCAAATGGAATTTGTACAGGCCAACCGCCGGCAATCTTCAGGTAACATATTCAATAACTGGGTTGACACACTATTGAATAACCTTGTATCAAATCTCAATGCACAGTACGGCCTTGAAGGCGACTCGTGTATGCTGTACATGCCTGCCGCACTGCAGTTTCAGGATGGTGTTAACTTTGAAAATGCACAGCTTGGTGCAAGTGGTGTTGCTGGTCTTAAAGCTTTTAACGATGCCGAAGGTGCTGCTAATCAAGTAATAGCAACAGCTGCAGCTGTAGCAGGGTTTGGCAATGAAGGCGGGATCGATCGTATGATCGCTGCAGCAAAGGGAAATAAGGATGTTGGCGCTGCACTGGCAGCTAAACTGGCAAGCGCTGTTCCTGGTGATGCTGCAGGTAACGTCGTGAGCAATGCTCTTAGAACAACTACTAATCCAAACACCCGCGCCACCTTTAAAACAGTTAACCATCGTGAACATTCGTTTTCATTTAAATTCTTACCACGCAACAAAGCAGAAGCAGATGAAATAGTAAAAATCATCAAGTATTTTAGATCTGAGCTATATCCAGAAAATATTAATCTTGGCGGCATATCGGTAGGTTATAAATTCCCTAATCCGTTTGCGATGCAAATGCTATATAATGGCAACCAGATCGGCCAAAAGTTGCTGCCATCATATCTAAAAAATGTTAGTACAACATATAATGGCACATCACAGAGTTTTTATAAAGACGGATCGTTCAGTGAAGTTGACTTGAATCTGTCGTTTGTAGAATACAGAACAATGTCAAAGGCCGACATAACCTACGATCTAGACCCACTTGGCGGTAATAACAAAGAGTGGTGGGAAACCTTCCTTCAGAAACAAGTAGAATATGAAGGTTCGACATATGACGAGGTACCGTTCTAATGAGCACTTATTTTAAAGACTTTCCGGTCACAGGCTATTCGTTTGGGAATAATCTACCTGATATTGGTGTGCAGAACATATCTGCATATGTTGAAATTATTGATAACGTCAAGAATTTAGTTGCGTTTTATACAAAGCATAACATCCAAGAAGGCGATAGGCCAGATCAGGTATCGACGCAATTGTATAATACGCCTGATTATTATTGGACGTTTTTCTTGATGAACGACAACATCCGTGAACAAGGCTGGCCATTAACAGAGCTGCAGCTAAAAGAGCGCGCTGCAGCAGACCTGCCACATCGAGTACTTACCACGACTGCAGAACTCACTGGCAAGTTTAAGGTCGGCCAAATAGTTTCAGGATCAAGCACAGGTTCGACCGGCAAGATTTTAAAACGTAATTTGGATCTGGGGCAATTGGTCATCGATGCAAGCACGCTATCAGGCACATTTAATAATAGTGAAGTTATCACATCGCAGGTCGGAGAAATAGTCGAGTCTATTAGATTGACAAACTCGATAGATCAGGCTAACGCAACTAAACATTATATTGATGAGACACTGGCACAAGTTGATATCGATCCTCATAGTGGCATCGTACCGGCATCCTATACACCTGTGACCAACCTAGAGTTTTATCGTAAGCAGAACGACAGTCTTAAAGCTATACGAGTAATCAAACCTGCACAAGTAGGACAAATTACTAAGGCCTTTCGAGAAGAACTTAGCTAATGGAATATTCACCAAGTAGTCCTACCGAGTATAAGCTTGAGAGCGTTATAATATCTCATGGCCGAAATGAGCATGAGTTTGACATTACAGCGGCCGTCATTGAGATCGAGTTGTACGAACATATGGAACGTACATATATCACTGGCGCACTGACGTTTCTTGATGACGCAAGGGTTGTTGAGGCAATTGATTTCAATGGCACAGAGAAAGTTACGATTGTCGTTGCCATGCATCAGACTGATTTTAAGATAAAAAAAGAATTTGCAATACGACAAGTTACAGGTATTACGCCGGCAACTGACACAAGCGATGCAGTAGCTCTTGCTCTTATTGATATCGATGCCTATATATCTTCGCTCATTAATGTGAACAAAGTCTACGAAGGCAGACCTTCAGAGATTATTGCACATGTGTTGCAAGATAACTTTGGCGCAAATAAAACTCTCAACCGCGGTGGTACGACTGCAGAATCAAATAACCCTAATGCCGATGGATTTTTTAGTCAGGCAAAAGAATTACAAAATAGCATGCGCTATATTGTTCCGAACAAGTCGCCATATCAAGTAATTGACACCATGACCAGACGTGCTACAGGTACAAACGGCATGCCTTGTTATTGCTATGCGTCATTGAGTGATAATAATCTTAGATTCTTTGATCTATATTCTCTCATAACGCAGTCTTCTATTAACGCGGAAAATCCGTTGCTGCGATCGGCCGCTGCAGTTTCGACGTCCGAAGCTACGGGTGATGCATTAGCACTTAACATCGAAGAGATGGAAATACGGTCTAGCGAAAATGCACTGCGGCTTATCATGAACGGAGACATTGGTGCACAGTACGAATATGTGGATACTACTGCAGCAATCGAGCAGGCATTTGCATATGATATTGGCAAAGTGTTTAAACAGGTCTTACCGGCAAATGCAGCACCTGTATTTGATACACAGACTAAATTTAATAACAAGAGTGCAAATGAATATAGATCACAGCGCATTACTCAGATCGCTACTACATCAATATATGAGGCTGGTGTAGGCAATATATATGAGGAAGGCACTACTGCACGGCAAAGCGCAAAGGCTATTAGTAAATCATTTCGAAATTTGGCTAAAAAATCGCCAGTCCAAATACTTGTTGCCGGCAGACAATTTTTCCCGCAGGGCGATCATCGTACTGTAGGTAACATGATTTCGATATTGACTATGGCAAACGAACAAGCCACCAAAGGTGAACCAAATATAGATCAAAAGCGGTCAGGCGATTATTTAGTATATGGTTGTAATCACATAATGGGTAAAGAATCTTATAAAATAAAGATGAGCCTCATTAAGATTACAAACTATAAAGGCAATACAGGCGTAAGTTAATGCAGCATTATGGTGATTCATTTAGATGGTTTGTTGGGATTGTGGTGAATAACCTTGATCCTTTACAATTAGGACGCGTGCAAGTACGTATTTTTGGAATACATAATCGTAATCATGATGCGATCCAGAACTCACAACTACCTTGGGCAAGTGTCATGCAACCAACAACATCTGGCGGCACATCTGGTATAGGCGCAATGCCGCAGATTTTACCGGGTGCGCAGGTCGTAGGGTTTTTTATGGACGGCGCCGAAAGCCAATTGCCTCTTGTCTTAGGAGTAGTGCCACGCATTGAAATACCGTCTGAACAGCAGCTAGTCGCATCACAGAATAGAGACATTGGCTATGGTGTAGATCAAACAGATCCGGCCACAGCGCGTGAGAATAGTGTTAATTACAATACTGCCGGATCATCTCGCAGCACTACATCTAACACAGGTATTCCACAATATCCTTCTGATGTGTCAAATGCATGGATCGAGCAACAAATCCGACAAGAGTCAAATCTTCGAGGCATAGATCCTAATATTGCAGTGCGCCTATGGAAGGCCGAAGGTGGAGGCATATATCAATCAAGTGTGACAGCCGGCAACCAACTCAAGCGCGGCGGGCGTGAAGCGTCATACGGACCATTTCAATTATATGTAGGTGGTGGCATGGGTAATGATTATGAATCAGCGACTAATCGCGATTTGAGAAATGACAATACGCGTGACGGTGTAACAAACCAAGTGCGATATGCTCTTGACAAGGTTGCAACCGGCGGCTGGGGTCCTTGGTACGGAAGAAAACCGGCCGGCATTGGCGTGCGTGATGGTATTCCGGCTAGTGCCAAAGCTATTAAGAACTGGAGCTAGATTATGGTATCATTTACAAAACTAAACAATACATTATCTACATTTGAGCAAAGGTTTCCGTCTACTCCACTTATTGACGCAGCAAACCAGGTTGCTGGCCAATATAACGTGCAGCTCACATCTAAGCTTGGTGCGCTCCAAGGAGAAGTAGTAAATGGCATCCAAGCACTTACGGCAGGCGAAGATTATCCTGGACAGTTTGGCGATAATATATTTGGCACAGTCACAACAGCGTTGACCGGTACTGTACCAGGATTAGTCGATTCTCTTATCACAGATATATCAGAATTGTTTTCTGGAGGTGATGCACAACATAGTCAATTTACAGATGTGCTGACGACTGCAGGCGCCCTTGCTGCGTTAACTAACGGAAGTCCGACCACTACACCATTTTTACAAAGTTATTTCTCAGGTTCAGGCGGACAGGCTATACAACGTTTACTTGGCACTGCAACTGGTAAACCTGTCAGCCAATTGCTTGCTGCAGTATCTGCAGTGCAAGGTGCATCTGCGCAAGCATTTGTGCAACAAGCCTTTGCTGGAGCAATTGGCCAAACGCTTGGTCCAGTAATTGCAGAGTTTAATGTAAGGGCTAATCTTAGTATTGGCACTGCACTTAGCTCGACCCTACAAAACATTGTTGATGCTATTGATACGCCGATCGTGCAAGTGATATCTACCCTTACACAAGGCAAACTTAAAACTGCAGAGATGAATTCGATCGCCCGTCTTATTGAAACAGGAGATTTTACTCAGGCTATTGCTACAGTAGCAGGCGTGTCGTCATTACCTATTTCACAAGTAGAATCAGGCATAGGTAATCTGAGCACTAAGTTGTCAGATCGTGTAGACTATAATCAAGTCTTAGGATCACAATCACAACAGTTACCTGATTTTGAGATAGGATCAAATGCGCAGGGCTGGGACGGTGTGCAAACACCAACATCACAGTATAGGCCGCCAGCCAGTACCGGCTCGACTGCTGGCGGTGGCGGCGGAAGTTCGTCTTCGCCCTATGAATTTACATTTATATCAGGTGTCGAAGAACTTGAAGCAGATTTACGAAGTCCTACACGTGAGATAACAGAAGTAGTTGTTCACTGGACTGCTTCGTTTCTCGATCAAGATCACAGCTCACAAGATATACACAACATGCATTTGGCTCGAGGCTTCAGTGGTATGGGTTATCACTACCTTATACGGCGCGATGGTAGAATACAGCGCGGTAGACCTATTAACAGAACAGGCGCGCATGCCAAAGCAAATGGACACAACAATAAATCAATAGGCATATCGCTTGTCGGCGGTTACACTTGCCTTTCTGGTACGGCCGGATATGAAAAATTAGTAGGGGCTGAATCAATTAATGCGGCTCAAATGAATGCGCTTGAGTTATTTCTTGGCGCGTTTTACATAGTATATCCAGGCGGACAGGCCTTTGGCCATAGCGATACAGATCCACGTGGCAAAATTGATCCTGGATTTAGCGTGCCGCAGTATGTGAAGAATAAGTTTAATAAAACTAATATTACAGGCGGAACTACACAACCGTTGACCGTTGCAGAGATCGCGTCAGCAAGAGGGACATCAACAGCATGACAACAGAAAATGACGAACTTGAAGACCGGATCTTAAAAAGCGGCAAGAGCGCCGAGAAACAAAATGTATTTCCGGTAGGATTTCAAGATCCTTCTGGTCTGTATCCTCGAGCAGATTACTTCTATAAGTCTTCACTCAACATGGCGTCGCTTGGTACTAAGCGCAATGACCTTACTACAAATGGCGGCATACCCACGCTGCAAAAAGAAGACGTGTATCAAGATAAGATTATACGAGACGCCAAGGCAGCCGGGCAGTACAATAGTGCGACGGCATCGACCTATCCACACAACCAAGTTATAGAAACTCCGGGTGGACATATTATCGAGATGGACGATACAATTGGCAACGAGCGGATGTTGATTCATCATAAGAGTGGATCGGGTATCGAGATCAAGCCAGACGGCACTGTGTACATATCGAGTGGCAAAGATCTTTTAATCTCAGCTGCAGACGACGCACATATAGTTGTTGAAGGCAATACGCATATGACACATCAAGGTAATCTAAATGTAGATGTGACCGGTGATTACAACTTAAATGTCGCAGGCAACTACAATAAATTTATTGCCGGAGATGAACGAGCCGATATCGATGGCGCGCGTCGATATAACATCGAGAAGAACGATGGCCTGATTGTAAAGGGCGGCAAATTTACGACAGTTGCAAAAGGCGTAGTCGATACGTATCTTGGCGGGTTTACTGCTGCAGTGAAAGGTGCATGGGCGACATCGGTCGAAGGAGCATGTAATCTATTCTCAAGTGACGAAATGCGAATGACGTCTGAGGTTCGGCAGAACTTGACAAGCCCTGACACTAATATTGCGGCCAACGAGTTATCTGTCTTTGGCGACAAAGGAACATTTGGCGGTAAGAACGTAACACTATATTCTTACAATGCACATATCGGTAATACAGTATGGCTAGGCGACGGTAGTCCAGGTACGGCCGGCACCCTTGCGGTTGATACAATTACAGCAACACGTGTCGAAGTGACTGGTGATATTGTAGCAAGTAACAGCGTGACAAGCCCGACATTTCATGGCGATCTTGACGGTGTTGCAGAAGAAGCACGGCAGTCCAGACATCAGTTGTATTCTGACCCAGATACAGGTCCAGGATCAGGTGGTAATGTAGGTTCACCTGGCGCACCCATCACAAACAATGCTATCGATACAGACATACTTGCACACGACACAGGGCATACTGCATTGCCTGACGGAGAGTTGATGCAGGCCTATCAGAAGTCTTCGTATGGTATCCAGAAAGTGCTTGTAGATCCGAACGGAGATTTGCTTGGCGCAATCGATAGAACTGGATCTACCGGAGGTATTGCATCGCGTCAATTGACTACATCAGAAGCTCGATCTAAGATGCGTGACAATGGTACGCTTAACAATACAGATTTTATGGCAGTGCAAGTGGGCGAAGGTAAAATTGCAGGCGACTATACAAAAGCTACGCCTGGAAAGGTCGGCCGAACAGTAGGTCCTGAATATACTCCTCAAGAAAATCATAGACACATAGGTGTTCAATAATGGCACAATCCCCTGAGACAATACAACGCTTTGTTCCTAATCCTGGCATCAAGACAGTCATCCCAGATCCGACTTATAATCCTAACAATGCTAAGGCGATTACGGCTGCAACTAAATTGTCTAAAGGCGTAACGATGGGTAAGTTTCTTGGCGCGTCTGGTGAGTTTACTAATCTTAATCATGTAACAAATGCAGCAGACAAATTACAGATAGCAAGGCAGTTTTACTTGCAGGCCGAGGCTATGTCGACTGTTAACCGCAGTCAAGGTCAGTTTAGAGCATATCGATTAATTGTGGTCGAAGGACTATATCGTAAGGCAGCAGATGAAACACTTGTATCTGGCGGCTTAAATGATCTTGCCACAAAAGGACAGGTCGTGGTGTATCAGTTAATCGATAAGAACGGAGTGCCAGATCATGCCGCAATGTTTGATCTTGCGGTCTACTGGAAAGATTCATTACTATATGACAAAATTATTATGGACTATGATAAGTTTAATCCAGACGGAAGTCTTGAGTGTCATGTCATATTGCAGATGCCTATAATATCTTCTACCTTTACCGCTACATTTAAAAAGCAATTAGAAACACGTTTTAACGGTAACTTGCAGTCTTCAGGCGAGTTAGTAGAAATACTTGGTTAAAAGACATATAAATAGTTTAAACTAATTAGAGTAGTATCATGGCAACTTCACGTGCATTTGCAGCAGAGGACGGGCAACTCGGAGCCCAAACTCTCATTACAACACGAACAAAAGACTACAAAGATTTAGATCTATCGTTTGTGGCACGGCCTGATGGTGACATATATAGGAAAAATGATGCTGCAGCAGTAAAGCAAGCTGTCAAGAACCTTATTATGACAGGCTTAAATGAAAAGCCATTTAAAAAATCATTTGGCGGCGGACTTGGTGATATTCTGTTTGAACCAATGGATGAGCTTACTGCATTTAACGCCGAAATTAATATACGTGCTGCAATCAAAGCATTTGAACCGCGAGCAGTAATCGCTAACATCGATGTGCAGGCAAACCCAGATCGCAATTCACTTGATGTGCGTGTTAAATTTGGTGTGATTAATACATCAGAAGTAATAACACTTGAAACATCTCTATCAAGGCTAAGATAATATGGCAACTACAGTAGCAACATCCAAATTAGACTTTGACGATATTAAGTCTAAACTTAAAACTTATTTTGCTCAGAACACTGAATTCTCAGATTATAACTTTGAAGCATCTGGGCTGTCTAATGTTTTAGACGTATTGGCATATAACACACACTTTAATGCACTAACTGCTAACTTTGCATTAAATGAGTCGTTCCTCTCGACTGCACAATTAAGATCATCTGTTGTATCCCATGCTGCTACATTGGGATATGAACCACGAAGCAGGACAGCTAGTCGGGCCGAGGTTACTCTCTCACTTAATCTAAACGGCGTTGCAAATAGGCCCACGTCAGTTGTGCTTGGTGCCGGAACTACATTTACTGCTTCGGTCGGCGATGTCACATACACTTATCAAACGATCGAGGACTATGCGGCTACTGATAACGGATTTGGTCTCTATCAGTTTTTAAGTAAAGTAGGTACAACTACTATTCCTATCTATGAAGGCTCGCAGAAAACTAAGACATTTTATGTTGGCGAAGTCGGTGAGCGACAATTGTATGTTATTCCGGATGACACAATTGACACATCAACTGCAGCGGTCAATGTGTTTGACGCACCAAATGGTACTGCATTTAATGCATATACACCTATTACATCGGCTGTTACAGTTACTGCAAAATCAAGATATTATGCAATGTCAGAAGCGCCTAATGGTTATTATGAACTTAACTTTGGTGACGGCATATCGTTTGGTGCAGCGCCAGTTGCTGGTAACAAAATTGTTGTTTCATACCTCTCATGCCTAGGCGGAGAAGCAAACGGTGCGGTAACGTTCACTGCTTCAAGCGGTGTGAACATAAATGGTAGCAGCTATCCTCTTGCTACAACAACAGTATCAAACTCTGCAATGGGTGCAGCAAAACAAAGTATTGAATCTATTCGACAAAACGCGCCTATTGCCTTTGCGGCACAGCAACGGCTTGTTACTGCAGACGACTATCGTGCTACTATTCAAAGTAACTTCACGGCTGTAATAGACGCCATTGCATGGGGCGGAGAAGATAATACGCCGGCCGAATATGGTAAGGTTTTTGTTTCATTAGTATTTGCAGATAACACATCAGATGCTGCAAAGGTTGCTATTAAAGATAAGATCGTTGCTGATGTTACTGATAACCTATCAATTATATCGATCGACACAGAATTTGCAGATCCTACTACGACATTTCTAGAACTTGTTGTGACATTTAATTTTGATCCAAACCTCACTGGCGCGACTATTAAGTCTACTGAATCTGCAGTTACAGATACTGTAAACTCATATGTAAGCACTAATTTAAAGAAGTTTGGCGGAGTATTTAGACGGTCAGAGCTTCTTGCCGAGATCGATGACATCAGTGCAGCTATCTTGAACTCACGTGTCTCAGTAGCAATGCAGCAACGCTTTTTGCCTGCACTCAATACTATTACATCATATGATATATTCTTTCCAAATGAATTAGCTGCGCCAGGTGCTACACAGCATGTTGTCTCGACTTCAACCTTTCGATTTAATGGTAAAGTTTGTACAATCAAAAATAAATTGAATGACACTAAACTGCAGATTATTAGTTCGACCGGCGAAATTGAAGTAGATAATATAGGATCGTTTGATAACTTGCAAGGTAAAGTTACTATTACAGGCTTTGCGCCTGCATCGATTACTGCAGGCGTTGACTTTCTTAAAGTGACAGCTCTACCATCTAATCAATCGACTGTTAGACCATTGCGAAGCTATATTCTTGATATTGACCAAGGCCCATCATTTGCATCAGGCGCAATTGATAGACAACAGACTGATATTGCTCTTGGTTCGGGCGTAGGCGTAATTTCAACACTCGGTTCTTAAAATGGCATATGCACAAATAGATCTTAATCGCGTTGACGTTAATCTAAGAAAGTATCAGGTCAAATCAGTATTGCCTGAGCACTTTACTGATGATTATCCTATGTTGATATCTTTCCTTGAAGGATACTACAACAATGCCGAAGAAGACGATACATTATCAGTTATACGTGATCTTCAATCAGTATTTGATATTGAGCGAACCTCACTTGACAACTTAGAATATTTGTTTGGCATGATTGCTGATGGTGCAAACAGCGGATACTTTTCAGATCCGCGTGAAGTGCTTCGCAACTTTGCCCAGTTTTATCGAGTTAAAGGTACAAAGTACTCGGCCGAAGGATTTTTCCGAGCTTTCTTTGCAGAAGACATACAGATCGAACACCCGAAAGATAACCTATTTATTGTAGGTGAATCACAAATTGGTACAGAATCATTACGTTTTATCCAGAACGGTGCACTATATCAAATCTTCTCTGTTCTTATTAAGTCATCGATTCCTATCAGTGGCTGGCGAGAACTATATAAAAAGTTTGTGCACCCGGCTGGATTTTTTTTAGGTGGACAGGTTGTTCTTGAGCTACCGTCCACTAACTCTCTGCTTAATGCAATGCCAGAAAGTGTTCCGGCACCTCCGCCACCTTTAACTATAGTTGGTGCTGCTACGCTTACTGCGCCGTTTGGATTGAGCGAGCTTATAGGCAAATTGCCAGACGACGAAGATGCAGATTCGCGTATTGAATACATTAGTCTTGCTGCAACTGCTGCTAAGTTTGCAGATATGCCGGCTGAAGTGTTTATGCTAAATTACGCGCGGATCGACAAAGCTATGCATGTCAACTCACCAAGAATGTCAGATGATACATATAGTGATGATCTTGCAAACCACGGTATTCGCATGAGCAACCATGTCGAGACTATGGATCAGAATACTTACACTCATGGTGCAGACTCTGGTTAAAAACACTATAAATACAGATAACTTATTTAAGAGGACAATTGAATGGCTCGTCAGAATATAGGTGTTGGCGCCTCAGCAAATGATGGCACTGGCGATACACTGAGAGATACTGGTACGAAGATCAATGCAAACTTTGTTGAGCTGTATCAAAAGCTTGGCGGAGACAGCAGCTCATTGTCCGGACAAATTTCTGTAACAAATTCAGGCCTACAGTTTGAAGGCTCTGCTGCAGACGACTTTGAAACAACTCTTGTTGTAGAAAATCCTACAGCAGATCGTACTGCTACATTGCCTAATGCGACCGGAATAATTATATTAGATACTGCAACGCAGACACTTACAAATAAAACACTTACAACCCCTCTGCTGACGACACCTAAAATTAATGACCTGTCGTCAGATCACACATATAATGTTGTGGCCGGTGAGCTTGTAGCAAACCGCAATATTGCGCTGCCAGTGCTTGCGAGTGACGACACATTTGTATTTGCAACTGTTGCACAAACGTTAACAAACAAAACTTTAACATCGTCTACACTGACAGAACCTAGAATTCAAATAGCAATTAACGATGCTAACGGAGCAGAGATTTTTGGTATTACGCCAGTAGCTAGTGCTGTCAATCATATCGACGTGTCTAATGCGGCGACTGGCAGCAATCCGGTGATTGCTGCTGATGGTACTGACACTGATTTTAATATTGATATTAAAGGTAAGGGAACTGGTTCAGTCTCAATAGACAAAGTTGCGTATGGATCTAATACACAGACTGCGGCAGGTGCGGCTGATCCAACGTCTACATATATAGTAGTAAACAGTGGCAGCACTATAGCGATATCTGTAGCCGACGGAACTACGATAGGCGAATATAAGATCTTTACAAACAAAGGTGCAGGTGCTGCTACAGTGACACCTAATAACTTTGCACAAGGAACATCGGTTGCATTAGACCAACACGATACATCAACACTCATATGGGACGGAACCAATTGGAATCTGCTTGCCCAGCATGGCGCGACAATAGCGTAATAGGAACAGACAATGGTTGCAATTATTACAGATGCATTTAAAAGACAAGTATTAGATAATATCTTTACTAGCGTCAAAGACTCGAACGCGTCATACTATATTGGTATAGGCCGCAGTGAACAATGGGATAGTAGCGACAATGCAGTTACGCCAACCAATACGTTAAAAGACGTGCGTGATTTTAGAAATTCAATGCAGGCGATGAAGTCTGGCGAAGATGTTTCATATGTTATTCCACGAAATAACTGGTCGTCAGGTACAATTTATGCTGGTTATGACGACTATGTAGCAGGTTATCCTACTAACGCCTATTATGTTCTTACTGACGAAAACGCTGTTTACATTTGTCTGCAACAAGGCCGTGATGCGGCAGGTAATGCTGTTACATCGACAACAAAGCCAAACGGCACTACAGTCGATCCGCTTAAAACGCCGGACGGATATGTATGGAAATATCTCTATACGATCGGCGCGCTGAGAGCTACCAAGTTTGTTTCATCAAACTACATGCCAGTTGAACTTGTAGGAACAACAGACTCAAACTCTTCGGCTCTTGAGATCGAACAAAAAGGTATCCAGAACGGTGCAATTGCAGGTGAGATCATTGGCGTAAAAGTAGTATCGCCAGGTTCAGGTTACACTTCTGCGCCTACTGTTTCGTTCACAGGTAACGGTGTAAAACAGGCAGCGGCCACTGCAACAATATCAGGCGGTGCAATTGTAAAAGTTGAGATGAACGATTCTGGCGCTGGCAAAGCTTTTGGCCGCGGTTATAAATATGGTGCAGCAACATTATCTGGTGGCGGCGGATCCGGCGCGGAGGTTAGAGTTGTTTTAGCTCCGCCCGCCGGTATTGGCGGCGATCCAAGGGATGATTTGCGGTCAACCGCTCTTATGTTTAATGCACAATTGACCGGTGATGAAACAAACTCAGTAATTACAGGTAACGATTACAGGCAAATTGCACTCATTCGAGATCCTAAAGTTGGTCCACTGTCGACTGATTCTGACTGGGAACAATCGTCAGCAAACGTTTTAAATAGATTGCACTTCGGTTCTATTAGTGCTAACTTTTCGGCCGATAAAATTTTGGTAGGTGCAACTTCGGCTGCAAGCGCATATGTAGACAAAGCCGACTCAAGCTATGTTTGGTATCACCAGACAGAAACAACTGGATTCACGCCGTTTTTAGAAGGCGAAACAGTAACTGAAGCCGACGGCAACGGCAACGGCATCCTTGATGCTGCCGGTATAGATGGTGACGATTATGCATATACATTGCCAACTGTTAATAATATGTCAGGTTCTATCTTGTACTTAGATAATAGGGCTGCGATCACACGATCAGTTGACCAAACCGAAGACGTAAAAATCATTATTCAACTCTGAGAGCAGAACTAGATGTCAGTAAAATACACAAACACGCTTTTCGCTACGACGTACAAAGACGATTTTAAAGATAGTGACCACTATCATCGAGTCCTTTTTAACTCTGGCAAATCGCTTCAAGCACGAGAGTTGACGCAATCTCAAACTATTATTCAGCGCGAGATCGAACGCTTTGGCCGTAACATATTTAAAGAGGGCGCATCAGTTAATCCTGGCGGCCTAACTATTAATACTCGGTATGAGTTTATTAAACTCGACACCACTACAAACGCGCTGCCTGCAGATACACAACCTATGGTCGGAGATGAGTTTACTGGTCAGACATCGTCAGTAAAATTTAAAGTCCTTGAAGTTATTGCTGCAACTGCGTCTGATCCTGCAACACTTTACGTCAATTATACAAATACGTTAAGCGCAACTGCTACGGCTGATCCCATACGCATGAGCCCAGGCGAAAACCTGATTGGCGGATCATCTGGTGTTACAGTTACGGCCCAGACAACAAACACAGTTGCTAACCCTGCTGTTGGCCAAGGTTGTAAGATTTCGGTGCGTGGCGGGGATTATTTTACGCAAGGGCATTTTGTATTTGCGGCAAAGCAAGAAATGTTGCTGTCAAAATATACATCAACACCAAGCGCTATTGTAGGATTTATTGTATCACAAGATATTGTAGGCTCTGGTGACTTTGAAGCATTGTTTGATAACCAGGGTGCAACGCCCAACAGGTCTGCTCCAGGCGCAGATCGTTATCGGATTCGTCTACAACTTACAACTCAAGACTTAGTCGACTCTGACGAGAACTTCCTATTCTTCTGTAAAGTAGTTGATGGCATAGTAGTCGAAACAGTCACAGGCAACAAAAGCTACAATTTACTTGAAGACAGACTTGCAAGGCGCACTCGCGAAATAACTGGCGACTTTATTGCCAAGCCTTTTAAAATAAAATATGTGCCACACGCAACCGACGATACAAAGCTCAAACTTACAATAAGTCCTGGCGTAGCCTATGTTCAAGGGTATCGTGTTGAGTTATCTACGCCTAAACAGTTTGATGTAAATAAATCTCGTGAAACTATTTCGGTTAATAACGATGTTGTGGCTGCTACATATGGCAATTACATTGTTGTAAATAACTTAGTTGGTACGCCGAACGTCAATGTGTTTCAACAAAGAAACTTGCGGTCAGCCGTCACTCATGGTGGCAGCACTATTGGCACATGCCGAATTAGGGCTATTGAGAAAGACGGAGCCAATTTTAGGTTGTATCTTTTTGAAATTAAGATGGATGCTGGCCAGTCTTTCCGCGACGTTAAATCTATTGGCGGTTCGATCATCGATTATGCTGATCTACTACTTGAGAACAGTAAAGCAGTGTTAAAAGAAGTAAGTGATAATAATCTGCTGTTTTCTCTTCCGACAGAGCGGCCAAAGCTTATATCAGACATTTCGCTTGAAGTACAGCGTAAATTTAATGCTACGCTCGATCCGTCGGGCAACGCATCACTTACACTTACTGCATCAGGAGAAACATTTGCAAATACCAGTGACTGGATTTTGTCGGTTGACTCAGACGGTGATATCATATCACCTACACTCAGTGGAGCTGGAACACAGTCTGCCACTATCTCAGGTGGTCCGACATCAACAAACGTCGAAGTAATTGCAAAGGTTAATAAGTCAGCCGGTGCGGTCAGAACTAAAACTCTAGTAGAAACTACGCTTAGCGCGGCTATTGAATCAGATGGCCTTGGCAATGACTATATTGATCTTGATAAACCAGATTTGTATTCTGTTGTTCGGTTAACAGATTCAGACTCAAACGGTGCGAGCCTATATAATCGATTTATTATCGATAATGGCCAGCGCGATAATTTCTACGCTCCGGCGCGCCTTAATCTTAAAGGTGGCGTGACTAAACCTGCAGGCAACGTGTTTGTACGATTTAAATATTTTACGCACGGTGCGTCTGGCGATTTCTTTGCAGTTAACTCATATCAGGGTCAAGTTAATTACGAAGATATTCCATCACATACAAAGAACGACGGTTCTGTTGTACAACTGCGTAACGTCCTTGATTTCCGTCCTCGTAAAACAGATCGAGACTCTGACTTTACATCTGCTACTGCTCGTATCAACGAACTGCCAGATAACACAGATCTAATCACGTTTGATACAGAATATTATTTGCCACGGTTCGATAAAATCATCGCGACACCAGAAGGTGAAATTACTGCGATCGAAGGTAAATCTGCTTTGACACCTAAATATCCTGAGACGCCAAACAATGGTTTAGAATTTTATCGTGTCAAAATGAATCCGTATACCATCGGCGCTACTGATATGTCAGTCACGCCTATCGAAACTAAAAAATACACAATGAGTGACATTGGTAAGCTTGAACAAAGAATAGATCAAGTCGAAGAAATGGCTACACTTTCGTTGCTTGAGCTTGATCTTAAAAACTTATTAGTATTTGATTCGACTGGCACAGATAGAACTAAGGCTGGTTTCCTAGTAGATAACTTCTCAGACCAGCTGGCGTCAGATACTCGTAACGTAGAATACCGCGCATCGATTGATCCACGCGACAAAATCCTACGTCCGTCGTTTATTGAAAACAGTGTATTGCTCAAGTATGATTCAAATGCTTCTTCTAATGTTATTAAAAAAGGCGATAACATTTATATCAAGCACACCGAGCAAGAATACATTACGCAGCCACAAGCCTCTGGTACAATTAACATTAACCCGTTTTCTGCTATTACAAATCTAGGCAATGTAACGCTTTCGCCGGCATCTGATAACTGGCGTGAGACAGTACGTGGCGCAGATCGTATTATCGATGGCGGTAATCGCCTTGATACTACGCAATCTCAGCTGTGGAATAATTGGGAGTGGAACTGGGGTGGAACAGACGCAAACAACTTGAGCATTGGTCAGGTTGTTAATCAATCTACTTCTTCGCTACAAGTTAACTTTACTCGCCGCGGCGGTGCAGGGCAAGCCTGGAATATGGCCGAAAGTGGTACTGAGACGCAAACAACGACTGCTGTTTCCCGTGTCGTATTGAGTGAAACTATTCGTGAAATTGTTGGTGATCGTGTAGTCGATGTTGCGCTTGTACCATTTATGCGTTC